TCAAGGGGAGGGCCGGGGTGGGGATGGGTGTCCGCCGGGTGGGAATGGGTCGTTCCCCCATGATGACAATGGATTTCACGGCGCCCCAACTCCCGCCTCCGCCGCCACCGAAGGCGGCGGTGCCGCGCCAAAGGTGACGCCGGCGTCATTCGCTGCCTTCTGTTCGGCGGCCAGCTCGGCCAGTACGGTGTCGAAATCGAGCCCCTTCTCGGCCAGGATGCGGCGCCGGCTGGTCAGCCCCTGGGCAAGTTCGGCGGCCTTGGCCTCGACGTCTTTGAGCGGATCGACCCAGTCCCAGGAACGGGGCAGCCACTCGGGGACGTTGTATTTGTCGATGCGCGAGCCGACGAGGGGGGCGAGCGGCTGGGCGCGGCAGAGCAGCGCGGCGCGCAGCCATTCGGCATACTGCCAGTTCTTCCAGCCGCCGGTCATGAAGGATTGCACGACGCGCCAGGCATCGCGCTCTTCCAGAGTGCCGGCGCGGATGCTGCTGAAATTGACG